ATGGACGGTAAGCCACTTACCTAATACATTAGTGCAAGTCAGATCAGGTAATTATGCCCTGGGAACATTTACAACAAACTCAAGTGGTGTTGTTACCCTAGATCAAGCTGTAACTTCTGTTGAAATTGGTTTGGCTTACACGCCTGAAATAACAACATTACCACCTGAGATTCAATTACCAGACGGCATTAGTGTTGGACAAAAACGAAGAATAGTAAGAGCTGTTCTTGATTTAGTTTCAACTCTTAATGTGAAAGCTGGTGGTACAAGAATTCTGTTAAGAAGTGTAACAGATGATTTTTCTTTAGAGCCGACTTCAATAACACAAAGAAAAGAAGTTTATCTGCTTGGTTGGTCTAAAGAAGGCAGAGTAACGATAACACAAGAGGAGCCATTACCTATGACGTTAAATGGTGTATTATTAGAGGTTGAAGTATAATGGGTGGAGTAGGAGCTGGCGTTGCAGCAATCATGTCATTAGCTGCTGCAAAACAATCACAAAAAGCATATGCTGCTGAAGCACAAGCACAGATGGAACAGGCTGAGATGGCTCAAATAGAAGCCGATCAACAAGCAATAAACAGAACTGCACAACTCAATGAACAACTAGCATCTATATCAGCATCTTCTGCTGGTGGTGGTGTGTCAGTGGGTTCAAGTAGCATGATAAATATAAAACGAAGAGAAAGTAAATTAGCTAGCCAAGATGTAAGTTCTATTAAATTTATGGGGTCAACTAAACGCAGAAATTATCAATTGGGTGCACAAGGGTCTAAAAATAAAGGCAAAGCTGCAATGTATAAAGGTTATGCAGATGCAGCAAGTAGTGGTGAACAAGCTTACACCAATTACAATAGTTAAAGGTTAATTAATGGCTATAAAACGTACAATATCAAGACAAAACTTTGTAACTAATACATCTATACCTGATATGGGTGGTCAAGCTTTAGCTAATGCTACGCAATATGTTGCTAAGACAATAAGTAATATATCTCAGAATGTTGATAAAAGACAATTAGAAACAGCGATTATAGAAGCTGAAAAACAAGGGCAGATGATTGGTCAAAGAGAAGATGAAAAAGGAAATCTTATACCTTTAGATTTAGTCACTCTTAATTCATTTAATCCTGATATGTTTAGTAAAAGAAATCAAGAAATAGCTAAAGCTAGATATAGAGAAAAGGCTATAGATAGCTACGGTTTAGCTTTACAAAATGATGCTATAGATACGGCTGGAAATTCATATTTAAATCATGGTGGCAAAGTAGATGAGAATGGGAAACTATTAGTTGTCACAGATAAAGAAGGTTATTTAAGTGGTATAAAAGATAAAGTTTCTAAAGAGGTTTGGAGTGCAATAAGTCCTAATTTAGATAGAATTTGGAATGGGGTACATAGAAAAGCTTCTGCTGTATTATTAGAAAACGTAAGATCTAAAAATTATATAAATGGTGTTAAGTCATTAGACTTTTTGGTTGCAGAAGAAATAAACATTACATCAAATGGAAACAATGCTAGGCAACTTGACGAAAGCAAAGCCAAAGCTTTTTCATTAATTGAAGATAATGCTAAAAATGCTGGTCAAGCTGAATCTGTTAAATTGGCATATAGTAATAAATTACAATCAGGCGTTGCCGAAAATGCAGTAAGACTGGCTCATGCTAGTGATACATCAGTGGCTGATTTGTATGAAATGGCACAAGTTACTAGAAATAATTTTAATAAAGATACAACGGTAGACGGAGATGTTGTTTACAACGCAATGATTAAAGAAATCACTAGATTAGAAACAATTAAAAGAAGTGACAAAATTGCTGTTAATCAAGCTTCTTCAAACAAAACAGATACTTTATTAAATAATTTAATTGTTAATGGTGTCCAGCCATCTGAAAATGAAATAGCTGAGTTAGAGATAAAAGATCAATTAAGACTTAATACAAATGTTATGGCGTTTAATAAAAGAATAACCACTGAAGCAAAAGTTAAGTTTAATAATCAAGTTCAGAGAAAAATACTTGATTTTGCTAATAAAAATTATGACCCAGTTCAACAAACTGACATGGTTAATGAATTTACTGATTCATCGGCTATTTTAACAACAAAAAGAAATGAAGATAAACTTGCTGAAATAATGGATTTTTTAGGCAATAAAGATTTAAGTCCTTCTAATTATAATAATATATTAAAATCCTCTGCTAAATACCAAACAGGTATATTGGCTTTAAGTTTAGAAAATATGTCACTGCAATTAGAGCAAGCTTTGAGTGGAGATGGACCTATACTCTATACCCCAACGCAATTAAGAAGTGATCTTTTTATATCGCAGTTAAGAGCAAAAGGTTTTATCGGTGATCAAAAAGGTAACAAATACAAAATATCAGCATGGTTTAAAAAAGTTGATGCTTATGAAGCAAAATTTATAAAGGCAAATAAAAAAGCAAAGTTAATCAGTGAAGCGTCTAGTTACACTAAAGAAGGTATCCCCTGGAATAATGATCACAGAAAAGCTCTAGAAGATGAGATAGCTACAAGCTTTGATTATAACGGTGTAGACACAAATTTTAATATTTTATCTGATGATCAAAACATTTCTAACAAAAGTATGGAGCATTATGTAGCACTTGCCATGAGCCAAAATTATGTTCCAAGACCTCTATCAGATATTTTAAATGGCGTAAGGGGTTTAGATGACGATGCTTTTATAAAAACAAAGCAAGTTTATGGAGCCTTGAAAAAAGCTTTTATGTCTAAACATGGTGCTGATTACGAAGCACAATTTACTGACTTTGCAGTACGTAATAACTTAAATCAAGTCCAGCTTGATAGTATGATGATGTATAATGATGCCAGTAAATTTGCTAATTCTTTTAACACACAAAGCACAGATAGAAGTTTATCTCAAATTTTTAATAGAGAAGAGACTGATAGCTTTATATTAGCAGAAAAACTAAAGCAAATTGGCAACAAAGGTGACGATCATTTTGTAACACAATTTTTTAATTCTGATTTAGTTGGTAATCCAGATGTTAAGAATACACTTAGAAAGTTCTTTACACAAAATAATGTGTCAGACATGAGTGATTTATATATTAAAGACCCAACTTTAAATAATATGCTTATGAGAGAAGTTAAAGCTCAAATAAGAATGGGTAACTTTAACACTGACAGTAAAGACCAATCTTTTGAAGCCATAGTAAGTAAAGCAATTTATGATTTTTCTAGTAGGCTGAGTTTACAAGAAGATGCAAACGGTAATGCTGTCATGACATTGGGTGTACCTATTCTTAAATATGCACAAGCATCAGTTACTGTTGATGATATGGTTATTACATTAGATGATATAAAAGAAGACTTTAGATATAACTATAATGAAAGCTTTGGAGGTGGTGATCAAGACCCTGAAGTTCAAAAAGCAATTGAAAATGGCAAGTTAATGTTTGTTTCAAACAACGAACCTGCTGGAGAACCTTCTTATCGTGTGGTGGCTTTAACAGAAGATGGTAGAGCATTAACCTTAAACAATAATTATCAGTATGACTTTTCAGGTTCTTTAAAAGACCAGGACTATCAAAATGCAATAGGTAAAATTAATAATGGTGGAATTAGAAAAATTCTTAGTAGCTTTGATTTAATGAGCAAAAGTAATTTAAATGCCGTTATGGAGTCTATGAAAAGCAACAGACAAAGTGCTGAAAAATGGGACAAAATAATTAACATTTACAATAATATAGCTGGCACAGTCAAAGTGTCACGTAATAATATATTGCCTTATATAGAAACAAACAAAAAAGAATTAGAAGAATATTTTGATAAGAAAAGATTTTTTAGGTTAGACATTAGATGATTAAAACCCCTGAATACAGAAGTGCTTTAAACGAATTAAGCCAAAATATGTATAAAACATCTGATGTTGAAATACCTACATTTGAACAAGTAGATGCTGGACCAATAGCCCCACCTGAAGAATATAGTTTTAAAGAATCTTTTTATGCTGGATATAGACAACTTAGCCCAGTCCCTTCTATTGTTAGGCTATTAGAAAATAGTGAGTATGAAGACGACCCTAATTACGATCCTATGAAAGACAGTCAAGTTCCACAAGGATTTGAGTGGAGATTCCTCAATAGTGGCAGTGAAGCTGAAACAGCTCTTAGACTTGAAAGACTTGAATCTGATAGGCAAGATATGGAGATTGTTGAAAACGGTAATCTATTAGCCGTTGGTCTTGGTGGTTTAATATCACCTTTGACTATTGCACCTGTTGGTACGTTTAAGATGTTATCTCAAACCAGTTTTCTAAAACGATTTGTGGGTAGTGCAGCTTTTACAACAGCATTATACGCACCTGAAGAATTACTTATACAATCTCAAAGTGAATCCAGAGATACAACTGGTCACTTACTAATACCTCTTGTTGCAACTGGAATGATAGGTGGAACAATCGGTGGGTTGTTTGGTAGGCGTATAAGTGCAAGTTCTAATCGTGCCAATGATTATGGTCAAGAAGGAGAAGAAGGCATTTTTAGAAGTGCTGGAGCAATGGTAAACCCTGAAAGTCCTGCCGTATTAAAACAAACTTTGAACGGTGAAGGTCTTGCTGAAACTGGGATTAAATTAGAAAAACTAAAGTGGAATCCAGTAACAAGACTAACTCAAAGTGTAAACCTTACATCTAGAAAAATAGTTGCTGGTTTAGTTGATATGGGTGGTGTTATTCAAAAGAAAGTCAGAGGTGGTTCAATAACTGGCGAAGCTATGGAACAATCTGTAGAAACAAACTTTAGAACAACTTATCTTACATTATTAATGGACGGCATACGTGCAACTGATGAAGCGTATTTAAACTTTAGAGGTCTTGTTGCCAAAGAAGGTGATATTGGCAGATCAATACAAATGCTAGGTCAAAAGAGTGCTGATTTAATCAAACGTAATAAAATATTATCTGAGGTTGGCTTTCGTGAAAGAGTTTCTAAAGCCATGCGAAATGGTGACAAAGATGAGATTATAGATAATGCCACTGAATACGTTAATAAAGCTGCAAGTGCTTATAGAAATGTGTTCAATAAAATTAAAGCCAATGCAGAAGAAGTCCAGTTATTTGAATTGGATTTAAGAAAGAAAATAAAAGGTTTAAAAGATAATAAAGGTAGTCCTGATTTAATTGCTAAAGCCGAAGCTGATTTAAAAAGGCTTCAACAAGGTGGTGTTACTCTTAATACAGCTTTAGGCTACGTTCCTAAAATAGCTAGAATAGATAAAATTGAAGCTAATGAATCAAAGTTTATTAATAAAGTCAGCACATGGTATCAGCAAACAGAAGGTGTTTCTAAATCAGAAGGCGATACCTTTGCTCAAAGTGTAATGATGGACTACACAAAAAGTAAACCATTTTATAACTTAGATGAAGGTACATCTCAGATTGACTGGATTACACAAGCTAGTGGTGCAAAAGCTAGAAAGCATCAAATACCTGACAAAGTTATAGAAGAATTTCTAGAAAACGATATTGAAGTGTTAGCTAGGCATCACACTAAAACAATGGGTATGGATATTGAGCTTACTAGAAAGTATGGCGATATTTCTATGTCTAAAATTATTAAACAAATTACAGATGAATATGACGAATTAATAACTAAAGCCCCCACTACTGCTGAGAAGCAAAAACTAAAGCAAGGCTTGGCAGATGATTTAAGAGATGTAAGAGGCTTAAGAGATAGACTTAGAGGAACATACGGAGCTTCCAAAGACCCACATAACATGACTAGTCGTTTTGTTAGACAAATGAAGTCCTTCAATGTTTTGGTTGGAATGGGTGGTGCAGCAATATCATCTATACCTGATATAGCCAGACCAGTCATGACTGAAGGGTTAAGAAACGTATATGATCATGGCTTACGTCATATGTTTAAAAAACTAAAAACCAATTTTAAACAAATGCAAATGAGAGAAATAAGACAAGCTGGCATAGCTGTAGATGCAACTCTTGGATTACGTGCAAATTCTTTTTCAGACATAGGTGATTTGTTTGGAAGTCGATTTGCTATGGAAAGAGCTTTA